GACCACATGGCCAAGGCTCTCAGTAATGCCGTCAGCGCTGCACACGAGGCTTCCCGACCGATTGATGTAGAACGTCGGCTTGATCGGCTTGATGGCGGCTACCTTGGTCGCCACCATGCGCTCGACCATGGCTTCCACCACGTCGATGTCCGGGCCATCCTTGCCGTTCATGCCGCACTCGCCGTCGCGGCCGTTAAGCCCGTCTTTACCGTCCCTGCCGTCCGCTCCCGGCTTTATCGAGGCGATGGCGTCGGTTACGCGCCGTTCTAGGTTTTCCAATGCAATCTGCTTGGTTTCCATCTCAGCCATCTTGAGGCGGATGTTGCCAAGAATTTCAGCCTCTTTAGCCTCTAACTCAGCGGCTTTGGCTCTGCACTCGGCACTCCACTGGCGGCTGTGATCTGCAATCTCTTTGCCCAACACATTGACAAGAGCCTCACCAAACCCATCAGGCAGGGAGTCCATATCGGACCCTGTTGTAGAGTTTTTCTTCCCATTTGCGGGTGCTGAGCGCTTTGCTATCGCCGTTGTCGTCATGTTTATTCTCCAAAGACTCGTCCGCAGAACGTGGCGGCGGCGCTGTCGTGGTTGCTGGCGTGGCCAGCGGAGGCCCAGCCTTATCGCGCTCATCGAGCGCAGCCAGACTGTAATTCTGTTGCTGCATGTACGGCGTATCGCCGCCCTGTACCGGCATCATGTTGAACTTGGCGCGGCCTTCGTTGGGCGACAGGACGCCTGCGCTGATTGCGTCCTTGATGGTCTTGGTCTTAGTCGCCGTGTCCATCATAAGCAGTTCTTCAAGATCAAAATGCACACCCAGCGTGTCAGGCAACGCCAAGCCTTCCTTGAGACAAAGCTGAGCCGCCTTGATCAAGGTTTGCAGCGCTTGTGAGTAGTATTGCTGATTGAGCGCTTCGATATTGGAGAACGACGGAAGCGGGCCAACGCCGATCATAAATGGCGGAACATGATAGGTGGCGCACACCACTTCCGCCGTCCACTTCAACTGCTCGATCAATTGCGAGTCAGTCGCCGTGATCGACATGCGCTCAAATTTCAAGCCGTCGCCAAGGATTGCCACCTTGCCAGCGTTATCGCCGGTATAGTTCCGGTTCCACTGCTCTTTCAAATGGGCAACCGTATCGGCACTGATTTTTCCCGGTGCGGTCAGGATGCCGCCCGGATTGGAGTTATTGGCAAAGAACTTCTCGGACGATTCCTGAGTGCGGATACCCTGCAATGCCGCCAAGCCGTTGGCGTAGATCGGTGACACGCCACACAACGGATTGAACAGGCAGTTGAACCTATCGTGGATGATCTCGCGATCTGGAACGGTGACGGTCGATTGGTTGGCACTAAGGCTGTCGTCCTTGATCTCGTAGAACACGTCGCCCATTGGCGATACCAGCGGACGCACCTTGGCTGGATCGAGAATATATAGCGCCGAGACAAAGCCGCGCTGATTGCGCCGCTTGAGCGCATAGGTGTTGCCGTTGATCAGTTTGGACAAGATCCAGCTTTCCCAGAACTGGATGCGTGTCTGATAATGATTTGGCTTACGCAGCACGCCTGAGTAAACCGGATTGGTCGTCTCTTGCCAGATGCCGTTTTGCTGCATCTCCATCAGCTTCACTCTGAGCTTGGAGATGTCGCCAGCAATCAGCGTCATGCAGGCATAGACGGCGTGATAGGACAGAACCAGTGTCCTATCCAGACTGACGTTGCGCTGCCATGCCCCGGAAAACGACTCGCTGATCAGCGGCCACCATCCGGCTCGGCTTTCCGGCGTGCTGTAGACAGGAGCGATTGCCTTCTCCTCACTGTCAGCGCGGGAAATCGTCAGGCCAAACAGTTTCATATCTATTCCTCTGGCTGCATGTCGCGGCGGCGATAGCGGCGCTTAGGTCTGGTGTCATCGCCATTTGACTTGTCGCGGCGCGTGTATTTGCGCTTTGGCCTATCTGTTTCGTTAGGAAACACGCTTTCGCTCACCATGACGTCGGGAGTTAGCTGCGTTTCCTCGATAACATCCGTCCATCCCACCTTGCGTAGGATCTGCGCTTGCTCCTCAGTGGCTTTCAGCGTGCGCTGTCCTCGCGCCCTGTTGGCTGGAGCCTTCAAAACAACCATTGTCTCCTCCCTACGAAAAAAGCGGCAGGAGGATTTCCCTCCTGCCTAGTCGGTCACGCCCAAGTAAAGGGTTACGGAGAACCCGTCTCACCCCAATTGACGCCACTCAAGATGGCAGCGCCGGTAGTGCGGCGTAGCATCCAGTTGATCGTGCGCTCGGCACGGAACGCGACGTTGTTGGTCTGCCACATGGAAACAAGTGCCTGCGCCGAAATGGTCTGTGGCGAAGCGCCGAGAGCATTAGGCGTATTGGCAGGCAGATCTTCCATTTCCAGCGATGCCTCGCGGGAGACATCGACTTGCACGCCGCCTTCGTCTGCAAGATAGACGTCGGATGCGTTGACCAGCACGACATAGCCGCCAGCCGTAACGTCCGGAACGTGCTGTGAGGTAATCACAGGCATACCGAACAGCGTGCCGCCGTTCATGCTGATATTGCCAAATTCCGCCTGACCTAGCGGGTTCTGCATGATGCTCAATGCCAGAGCATGAAGCGCAGACATGATGAACACGCCGTTGGTCGGGGGGTTGTTGGCAGTGACGAAAGCAGCGATAAGGGCGCGGACGTCCTCACGCACTGCCGCGATCTGCACGCCGGTTGACGGGATAGGCGACAAAGCCTGAGTGATGGATGCAGGCGCAACGCCAGTCACCGCAGTCTGGGCCGGATCGATAAAGTCGCTGTCTAGCCTTTCCTGCAATGCCGCAGCCAACTGGTCACGCACGATGGTTTCAGCCGATGGGCTGGAATCCCTGACAAGTTCCTCGGACAAGACGGTGATGTTCGCCACCTTGAGAGGGGTCAGGGTCGTGCGTGAAAAGTCGAAGCGGGTCAGTGGCTTCGGCTGGCTCTCACCAACCCAATAGCCAGCGCCGCCTGACGTCTGCCCGACCAATCCGACACGGAACGGCACCCTACGCAATGCAGGAACGCCGCCAGTACCGAACTTGCCGATGATCGTCTGCGGACGCAGCCATTCGGCAAAGTCAGCAAAGGGGCCGTCTTGCTGCACCAGCGGGGATGCCCAAGTCGGGCCATCCGTTGTGCCGCCGATAACGTCGGCCTTGACATACTCGACCACTTGCCGATCGCTGCCATACATCTTCTCGGCAAGCTTGATCGGATCGTGGTGCGTCAGATAGGACATCGCCTTGACCTTGATGACGCGGGCAAAGCGGATGCCGGGAGGCAGATCGACGTCCTTGGTACGAACGCTGCCGTAGAAGGGCCGCTCCGTGCCGTTGCTGCCGTTGCCGTTGGACTTGGACTGCTTCTTGCCGTCCTCATCGATGTCCTTGGCCTGCTGCTGGCGATTGCGCTCGATGGCACTGAGGCGACGAAGATCACCATCGATCTCCTTTACCTCGCCTTCAAGCTCATCGAACTCACCTTTTTCCTCATCGTCTGTCGAGCGATCCTCGGTAAACGCCTTCTGGAGGATGTCTTCCATGCGGGCCGACTTGGCAGCACGCGTGGCTTCCAATCCAGAGATTTGCTCTGAGATAGATTTCATATCCAATTGTCCTTTTGATGTAGATCCCGCCGTGGCGGGCTTAGTTTCCTTGTGGGCAGACGCGCCCTGATCCAACGACTTGATCGTTTGGATAGTGGCATCGGCATTGGCCGGAACCGATACCAAGCTAAGCTCTAGGATCTCGGAAGCGATGAAACGCATCCCTCCGGTATCCATCATGGCTTTCTCGATGGCGCGAAATCCAATAGACACGCCAGCGACAAGTCCGGATTTAACCGACTGCCATGCTTCCTCGACGCGATCTTGCAGCTTCCCCGGAGTATCAATTTTGGGGATGATCGCCTCGAAAGTAATTCCCTTGTCTGTCGGCTTGTCCAAGCGGACATGGCCGACAGGAGCGTCGTGCTTGTGAAATAGCAATAAGGGAATTGGGTTCTTGAACCGGACGCCAAGCGACTCCACGATGTCGCCCATGCGATCGGCGGACGGTGTGGTGGCTACGCCCTTGATGACGCGCTTATCCTCATTGACCGTCTTGATCTCAAGGATTGAGTAGGCTCGGTTCAACATATCGAAATCCTTTGGTTGGTTGCGGAGGCGGGAGTCGAACCCGCTACCTTGAGGTTATGGGCCTCACGAGCTACCGTTGCTCCACTCCACGCTAAGCTTATGACAGCCTATCTAGTTTGGTTTTACCGCAGCGGCTACAGCGGAACAGGCCAAGGTGCCACTCGCCGCGCACTGCCTGCACGTCGGGATCGTAGAGCCACCAGTCGTGGCCGAAGAACCAACAGAGGATGCGTTTCATACAAATTCCATCTGATACTCAGGCTCGTCGGCGTGCATTGGAGCCACGCCGAAAGCCATAGCAAGAGCCACCAAGCCGTCGATACGGCCAGCGCTCTTGTGCTTGGCCAGCTTGCGATTGCCAGCAGGATCTGATTGCACCACGGCGTTACCGGCACACATCCTGAGAACCGGATGTCCGCCGTGAGCAATGCGGGTGTTTAGGATCTCGCCTTCCAGCGTGCGCAGTGCTGGCGACATCGACTGGAAGCCCTGCCCGAAATCCACGAAATGCAGATCGACCCTTTCTTCGGTGAAGCCAGCCCTGATCAGCGCCGGACGGAACTGCTCCTTGAACGCCCAGCGGTCGAAGGCGATTTTCTGGATGTCATATTTGCCGAACAGATCGAGAAGATATTGGGCGATGTAATCGTAATCGATGCTCTTGCCGGGAGCGGTATGCAGGAAGATTTCTCCATCTGCGTCGGGTTTGGCCCAAACATCATAAGGAACGTGATCTTTGCGAGCCTTGTCCTCAAGTCCGTCTTCGGGGAGCCAGAAGTGGGGGTGGATCTGCCAAACGCCATCGATATTTCCCATAAGAACTAAAGCGGTTAGATCAGCGACAGATGACAGATCCAGCCCTGCATACACCGGACATTCTACCAGCGGTTTAGGTTTACCGGCGCATGTTTCCCATAGCGAGCGGGAGACAAATGGATTGTTGGCTTCTACCCGCTGATTGAGGATCAGGTTGCGGTATTCGGCTTCGCGCGACGGCATCCTCTGTGCGTCACGAGCCATCGACAGCACTTCCTTTTCGTTAAGGAAGTCACCGAAGGCAGGGTTGGCTAGGCGGATGGTTTTCTCTGAAAAAGGATCTGCCTCAATTGGTGCCGTGTAGAGAGAGACAACCACGCACGGATCATGTGCAGCCAGAGCATCATCAATAAGAATCGACAGTAGGTCTGCATCAGTAGGTGCCTGCGTCGAGATGATGATCGACAGCGGATTCTGCTGCGCTCCGGTTGCCGTCTCCAGCGCTTCGTACAACGACGATCGCGGCCCTCTGACTTGCCCTAGCTCATCGTGAACAGTGAATGATGGCGACAGGCCGAAGGCGGTAGCGGCATCTGCCGACAGCGCTCGGTACATGGTGCCGAACTCTTTATCGAGCAGATGCTTTGCCGTGTCCCTGACCGTAACCAGATCCCTTAGAAGTGGCGACATACGGACAATTTTGGCGGCTAGGGCAAACAGCACGGCGGCTTGGTCGCGGCTTTGGGCAGTCGAGAACAATTGCGAATTGATGATCGCTTCCGGCCCGGACAGATGCAGCAACAACAAGAAGGCA